GGCTGCAGAGAAAACAGAAAAAAGAAAACGGTAAAAGTTGAAAGTATGAAAACAGATAACAAGACAAGGGACGGTCCCGAGCCGTCCCCACCGTAGCACCCTTAATCGTTAACAATAGAAAAGACAGAATCATGATAAAGATTAACCATCTGTCGGAGCGTATCTATAACGTGATGGTTGCGAGGTTTAAGATAGGTCGGCACACCTCCATGAAGGGGTGGCTGTTGCACCTGAGCTCGATATGGCGGGAGGCAGACAAGTCCATACATGAAAAAGAGTGTACCAGATTCGTCTATTCACAACTGGAGCTCGTTCTTGCCGACATGATACTGCTCATTGTCGCCTTGCTGCACAGCTTGGGTGTCAGGAACATCGAGAACCTTCTGCGTCGCAGACTGGATGAAAACGACAGAGACAACCAAACAAAGTTGAAGAAATAAGAGTGTTACACTGGCTATTTAGTGAGTTTGAACATTGATGATGATAATAATAGCAAGTATGACAGAAAGAAAGTTATTACCGGTTACTTTGTTGGACTTCAACAAAGGCCAGCTTCAAGGACTCCCTAAGAACCCTCGTTTCTTCAGGGATTATCGTTATGAGGCTATGAAGAAGAGCATACAGGACAGTCCTGAGATGCTCGAATTGCGAGAGCTGATAGTCTATCCTTTTCCCGAGGGTAGATATGTTATTGTCTGCGGCAACCTCCGTTTCAGGGCCTGCAGGGAGTTGGGTTACACAGAGCTCCCCTGCAAGATTCTCGACAAGGACACGCCAGCCAAGAAGCTGAGGGAGTACGCCAGCAAGGACAATGTGAGTTTTGGTGAGAACGACCAAGACATCATAGACAACGAGTGGGACAAGTCAGAGCTACAGGACTGGGGAATGGAGTTTGCCCAGGAGAAGCCGAAAGACTCCTTCAGGGAGAGGTTTGAGAGCATGGACGATGATACGGCCATCTACCCCCTCATCCCGAAGTATGACGAGAAGCACGAGTTGTTCATCATCCAATCCTCCAGCGAGGTAGATTCCAACTGGCTGCGTGAGCGCCTGAACATGCAGCACATGAAGAGCTACAAGACGGGGAAAGTCAGCAAAAGTAATGTCATAGACGTAAAAGATTTGAGACATGTCCTTGAAGATAGTTATTCCAAGCCATAAACGGCATGACAGGGTTTTCTCCAAGAAACTTGTTGTCGATCCTATCATCTGCGTAGCGAAGAGCCAGGAGGCGATATACAAGGAGTACAACCCAGAGTGTGAGATTGTGTGCCACCCTGACGACGTGATAGGTCTTGTGCCTAAGCGCAACTGGATGGCCAAGCATTTCGGAGAGCTGTTCATGTTTGACGATGATGTTCATGTCTGCAAGCGACTTTTCGTAGAGAAGGGCGAGAGCGGTGTTATTCGTGACCCCGTGCAGATTACAGGCATCATAAACAACCTGTACGAACTTGCGTGTATGCTCGACGTGCATGTCTTCGGGTTCACCTCCAGAGTGACCCCCGTGATGTACGATGAGACGGCATACCTCAGCCTACAGCACATGATAACGGGCTGTTCCTATGGTGTGCGCTACAACAAGAATGTCTGGTGGAACGAAGAGCTGCGGCTCAAAGAGGATTTCTGGATAAGCTGCTACATGAAGTACAAGGAGCGCAAGATCCTGACCGATATTCGGTACAACTTCGCGCAGAAAAACACCTTCGTCAACTCCGGCGGCCTTGCGGCCATCCGCAATCAGGAAGAGGAGCGGCGCAGCATCCTACTTATCAGGAAACATTTCGGCAACGCCATTCGTCTGAAGGGCGAGACGAACAACGGAAAGGATAAGACGAGGCAGCTCGTTCAGTATAACATTTCCGCGACGTTCCCCTTCTGAAAAATGGTGTAAAAATGGTGAAGTTTCTGTTTGCATATATCGTCTTTTTTCGCTACCTTTACAGATGTAAAGAAGAATAAAAAAACAATAGCAATGAGAGACTTAGACTTAATCGACAAAGCACTTGAAGCCAAGGTTAAAGAGTACCTTGAGAACTACAATGGTGATGATGACTTTTTCTCCGATGATTTGGATTTTGATGTCACCGTCAACGGAACAGACTTTTCGGCCATAGTCAGTGTAAACGGATGCTTCTCATTAGTGCCGTATTATGAGAATGATAAGTTTGGTTACAGCTATCTCAGAGGCCATGACTGCAATCTCGATACCTTCGATTTTGAAATCAAAGACCTTTGGGATTCCGAGATCGGAGAATACATTGTTGAAGATTACAAAAACATCGAAAAGTAATGGTAATAAGAACAGTGACCGGCTATGACTTTTTTGAAGTCAGCTCCGCCATGCAGAAAGCAATCAGGCGGAACGATGCCCCTGTGGCAGGCTATTTCGCGCTGGAACTGTGGACAAGTGGCTACAGGGATTATGTCTGGAAGCGGTTGTTCACCATCAGCGCTGAGGACTGCCACGGTTCCATCACAAAAGAGATAGAGGCCCTTTGGCAGGGCCACGAGCTCGTAAACAAGAACAGCAGCGAACCGAAAGGACGCATCTTTGTCAGCAAGGCTGTATTACTCCTGTGCAGCGCAGGCAAGTGCAGGGACGCAGACCACCTTCAGAACTTCATCTATGACCGCAAGATGATAGATGTCGAGAAGTGGATTGAGGATGTGAGGCGCGAGCCGATACCCATTCCTGAGTACACCTTCGACGTTCACACCCGCAAGGGTAAGAAGCGAGGCAGGACAAAGGAGGAGTTCTTCAGAGATGAGTATGAGGCCTTGCAGCCTCGCATCCCTGGTCTGTTTGACAATCTCGTTCCTGAGCGAGCTCCGACATTATTTGACAACGTATAACCTGAGGGGTGGCGAAAGCTGCCCCTCTCCTAATTTTAACCATTATGAAAAGTATCAAAGAAAAAGCAGTCGAGTACAGCTACACCAACTGGCAGTCTGACGAGTACCATGATGGTGCAAGTGAAGGTCTTGAGTTTGATCCGATAGGTCACACACAGAAAACGTTTGAGGCAGGTGCAAACTATGTGCTTGATGCCATAAAAAATTATATTAATAATATTGACTTAGGTAATAGCGCAGAAGAAAAATTCTACAAGCTCGATGTTATTGCTGATTTTGGATTGTTTATTGAACAACTAAAGAAATAAGACAATGGTATTTGAGAAAGAGACTGCAGCAAGAACACAAGCGGCCAAATATCGGTTTAACAAAGCGAGTGTAAAGAAGATCACTCCAAGCATGGCAGATAAGAAGTTTTCTCGCTATTCTATGATGACGAAGGCTGACCGTAATGCAGTGCTGTGCTGGTGCTGCCACTGCGTGAGAGGTTGCGAGCGGTGCTGCAAGACCTGTAAGAGCGAGTGCAACCTGTGTCACGACTGCGAGCATGACATCTGGGACGCGACAAGGCAGAGCACCGCCGACGCATTGGAGTGGTACCACGGAGTATCAACAACCATGTGCAGCGACTTTGCCCTGTCGAAAATCCCCGACGGCATCAAGAGTAGGGTGGAGAAACTGACGAGTAAACCAATTCAATTAGAACTATTTGACTTATGAGGCAAAAGGATAATATTAAACTCCTATATATAGACCTGTTCTGTGGGGCTGGCGGCACCAGTACAGGTGTTGAAAAAGCAACATTTAACGGTAAGAAATGTGCCAAGGTGATTGCGTGTGTCAATCATGATGCCAACGCGATAGCCTCCCATGCAGCCAACCATCCTGATGCCGTCCACTTCACAGAAGATATACGGACGCTCGAACTGACGCCGATGGTTGAGCACTTGCAGAAAATGAGAGCAAAATACCCTGATGCCTACGTGGTATTGTGGGCCTCACTTGAATGTACCAACTTCAGCAAGGCCAAGGGAGGTATGCCAAGAGACGCGGACAGCCGGACACTCGCCGAACACCTTTTCCGATACATCGAAGCTCTGAATGTTGATTACATTCAGATTGAGAACGTAGAGGAATTTATGTGTTGGGGAGAGCTGGACGAGAATGGGAAACCGATTAGCAGGGACAGAGGCTCATCATATCTTCGCTGGGTGAAGAATGTGTGCGGCTACGGCTACGACTACGACTGGCGCATCCTTAATGCTGCTGACTACGGAGCCTACACCTCAAGGAAGAGATTTTTCGGTCAGTTTGCCCGGAAAGGTCTTCCGATAGCATTCCCAATTCCCACCCACGCCAAATGTAAGGATGCCGACAAAGGAGAGTTGTTTTCTGATAGAATGAAGCCATGGAATGCAGTGCGTGAAGTGCTCGATCTTAACGATGATGGAGAGAGTATCTTTGAACGAAAGAAACCTCTCGTTGAAAAGACACTGGAGCGCATCTATGCAGGTCTTGTCAAGTTTGTTGCTGGAGGTATAGATGCCTTCATGGTGAAATACAATAGTATGAATAAAAAGACGGGTAAATATAATCCTCCAAGCATTGACGAACCTTCCCCCACTGTTGCGTGTCAGAATCGCCTTGGAATTGCAAAAGTGCAATTTCTCTCGAAGCAGTTTGGAGGCAAGCCTGCCGGGAAAAACATAACCATCAATGGACCTGCCGGCACACTGACTTGTATAGACCATCATTCTCTCGTTGGTGCGGAATTTCTCACAGCATATTTTGGCAATGGTTTTAACTCATCCATAGAAGCCCCTGCGCCAACACTTAAATGTAAGGAGCACCTCGGACTGGTGACAAGTAAGTTTCTTGCAAACGAATATAGTGGAGGTGGACAAACTTCCAGTATTGAAAAACCTTGCCCATCAATACTTACTACCCCAAAACAGAAAGTAGTGTCGATACAATATCTTATGAATCCCCAGTATGCCAGTAAGGGTGGAAGTATAGACGAACCGTGCTTCACTCTCATTGCGAGGATGGATAAGATGCCACCATACCTTATCAGTACGGAAAAGGGCATTGCCATTGAGGTTTATGAATCAGACAGCCCCATGACTGTAAAAATAAAGGAGTTTATGGCTCTGTACGGCATAGCTGACATTCGCATGAGGATGCTGAATATCCGAGAGCTGAAGCGCATCATGGGTTTCCCAGAAGACTACACCCTCATAGGCACACAGTCAGAGCAAAAGAAATTCATCGGCAATGCCGTAGAAGTAACCATGAGCCGCGTCCTGTGCGAGGCTCTATGCAAGAAACTGTATGACAGAAATCCGAAAGAGTAATAAACAACAAGTCAAACCAAAAACAAAACAAAAATGAACACTTATCAAAAGTATTGCCCAAACGTATTTGTGGCAAAGTGTGAAGAGCGCCATGAGAAAGGCGAGACCATCATTGTAACCACAAAGTACGGCAAGGAGAACGAGCACATCGTTTACAACCTCGTCGCCGAGCGAGACGGCTTCTTCTACTATTCCATTGTCCGAGCAGACGGCTACAACTGTCAGGAAAGAGCCAGACGCAAGGCAGAGAAGTATGAGCAAGCCGCCGCCAATGCAGACCGGCGTGCAGGTGAGTATTTCCGCAAGTCTGAGAAGGATGCTGATTTCCTCTCCCTCGGCGAGCCTATCAAGGTCGGCCACCATAGCGAGAAGAGACATCGGAAGATGATTCAAGACGCTTGGAACAACACAGGCAAGATGGTCGCGGAAATGAACAAGGCTGAAGCTTACCGAGACAAGGCCGATGGCTGGGAGCGTCACACAGAGGACATCAACCTGTCTATGCCTGAGAGCATCGACTACTACGCCGAGAAGCTGGAGAAAGCCAAAGCGTACCATCAGGCCATGAAAGAAGGTAAGATTGAGCGCTCACACTCATACTCTCTTACCTATGCAAAGAACGCTGTCAATGAGGCGCAGAAGAATTATAATATAGCAGTCAAACTATGGGGTGAATGATATAACAGCACAGAATTATGAGTTACTACTGTAAAGGTGAAATCTGTCAGCGCAGCAAGGAGTGCCTGCGTGCAGAATCGTGGCGTACTTTTCGCGGAAAGGAAAACACCGAAGGGCTATGGTTTGTGCATGAGCCGACATGCGTCCGTAGCGATTACGAGGACGGTGTTTTCAGAAGTCGTGATGAGGGCGGCTATGAGAGATTCATTGAGAAACAGGCAACGTTAGCAAGAATGTTAAAAAAATAATTATTTATGAAAACATACTATTTGACATTATCGCAGGTGTTCCCCTCTACTCACCCGAGGGCAGGGGAACCCACGTATTTCAGGGAGAACCTGAGGCGTAGCAAGCTGCACACCATCCGCGCCAACTATGACTTCTGGCGTAAGCGTTTTGAGAAGATAGCAATCGGAGAAGCCGTCCTGTCTGTTCGTGAATGGGTTGGAAAGCCCTACGGGAAACATTCTTCAATGCGCGAGTTGGCCTTGCTGACCCGTGAGGATGGTATCGCTATTCAGAAGCTGGAGTTCCCCTTTGGCACGCTCAATGAAGTCGTTATAGAAGATGCAAAACGTGTCAGCCTGTTTAGCGGCATTGCCGAAACTCTTGCAAGAAATGACGGCCTTTCGCCTGAAGATTGGGGAGAATGGTTTAAGTGCTACGACCTTAGCAAGCCAATGGCAATTATTCATTTCACAAATTTTCGTTACTGATTATGACTGAGCATGAGATTGAACTAATAGGCCAAGCTGCTTCCGATCTTGCAACAGGGAACGACCTTATACGCCCAAGGACAAAGGAGCAAAGGGAAATGATTGTAGAAGTGTGCCATACACTAAACACACCGAAAGCAGATAGGACAGAGAGGCAAAATGAGATATACGAACAATACAGGCTTCATACTGACTATAAGTATTGGCTATCTAAACAATCAAATTTGAAATAACATGAACCTATACATTGCAACACCTATCAATGCGCGTCCTGAGCCTACCATGAAGGAGAAGCTGCGAGCTGCGCGTCACCGCGTGGAACTGCTCAAAGAAATCCTCTCGGAGGATGATCGGTTTAAGGGCTATGTCCTACACAGTACATTCAGCCTCCCGAAGCAGAAGGACGAGAACGTAGCACTTGCACAATGCGTCTGTGCCGTGCTCAGGTCGGATGCTATATACCTGGACCACGGCTGGCAGGGCTCCAAGGGCTGTAACCTCGAATATAGGACGGCCAAGATTTACGGTAAACAGATTTATGAACATGATAAAATGTAAGAACTATGAGTACAACAAGAAAGAGCCAAGATGATATAGACATTCAGATTCAGCGCTACATAGAGCAAAAGAAATTGTCCGATGTAGGTTATCTCGTTCCAGATATTGCGCGTCATTTTGCCAACTGGCAGCAGCAGATGATGAATAATGCATTAGATGGTGAACTCATAAACGACGACGGTACTTATAAATTGATAGTACCCGCTTTGCAATATATCACCTGCAAGTATGATGAAGGCGATAAGTTTAAAGTAATAATCATTAAGAAGGAATAATTATGGCAACACAAGGAATAAAGGTGGCAAAGGCCACTGCTGATGAGTTCAACCGCGTAAGGTCTTTCGTTGAAGCAATGGAAGCGTTGTTCGACGGTCGCGGTTTTTTCGCTGCTGATTGGCGAGACTGGCCAGACGATGACGAAGACAAGAAGTTAATGCGCAAGATAGTAACGGAAATGGAATACGATGAGGAAGATGATATGGTCGTGCTTGAGTTCGTGAAGCGCAAGTTCCGCAAGGCTAACTTTTCTGGCAGCTTCGGGCGCATTCTCTTCAACTGCGAGACGCTGATTGACAACTGCTGTGACCCTGAACTTGACTACATTGAGTTCAAACCAAGTATCATGTATGCGGAGCGCGATGCCCTTGAAAAGGTGGAGGCTATTATCGCCAATGGCGAGAGGCAAGGTCTGTCTGCCGGCAGGATTATCGATGATATAAAGAAAAGGATCGAGGAATCAAAAATGGAAGACTGACCATGAAAACCCTACTCAATGACCAGCTAAGGATGCTGGAGGTGAAGCACTCAACCGAGAAGGCCTCAGCCAAGAAATCCCGTCTCCGCGTGTTCTACGGATGGTGCAAGCTCGGCAAGATACGCAAGCGAGAAGGCATCAGCATCATTTACGAGAACGAAGAGGGGGGTGCAGACCATCATCGCATGAACCGCGCATTTCTCTCGGCTCAATACAATGTCTGCTGGCGGTACCAGACAGAAGGGGAAGCTAAAGATGCCGGACAACTCAACCGCGTTTTTACCGAGTACTGCGTATTCATGGATGATAAGCATATCTGCGGAAGCCTTGAAGCAGCCCTTCGTGCCAACAGCCAGGCAGACGAGAATAACGTCAGCGCCACCGAACGCAAGAGAATAGCCGACGAACTGCGCAAGTGGTACATAAGAGAGCACAGAGGCTATCAGGAACCTATCAGGCAGCTCGACCTCTTCGAGGGCGTGCCATAGTCAAACCCAAAACAAGCAACATCATGGAAGAGTTATTTGCCAGAGACCCTGTCATGAAGTGCAGGGATTCCAAGGGGCGTTTCGCCACGCGCGAGAAAGCCTATGCCGAACATGTCGCCAACGAGAACCGATACTTGCAGCTGGAGCGCGAGAAATACCTTCGTGCATACCTCTCGGCGAGTTCCATGGCAAGCCATTGGCACCGGAAGTATCTATGGCTTCAGGAGAAGCTGAAAGCAATCTGTCAATCATTAGACACCCAAGACTTATGAAAAAGAATTCCTGTTATTGCAACGGCAAGGGGTGTTCGCTGAAGATGCGATGCCTCCGCTATCAGGACGGGCTGAAAGCCCTGAATGAGTATGGCCACTTATGGATGGATGACTGCGGCGACGACCGTGTAGCATACATCCCGTGTGAACCGAGATTCTGAGGAACTGCGAAACGTTCCGTGTTTTTACTTACCTTTGCGACGAAAAAACCAATAGTAACTATTATGAAGAAGGTGATTGTAACAGGCAGCGACGGCTTCATCGGCCGCGTGCTTGCAGAGAGATTGAGAAAAACGGGTTATGAGGTTATAGGCATAGACCGTAAGAGTGGCCATGACATCCGCGAGGTGTCAGGGCTGCTTCGTGCCGGAGGGATAGACTGCGTGTTCCATCTCGCAGCGCAGACCTCGGTGTTCAACACGAACCACCAGCAGATCTGCGATGACAACCTGGACGCGTTCTACTACGTCTGCGACCATTGCACGATGTATGGTGTCAAGCTGGTGTATGCCAGCTCGTCAACGGCAGAGCCCTCCAACACGACAAGCATGTACGGCCTCAGCAAGAATTTCGCCGAGAGATACGCGCACATCTATAACAGGGAAGCAACTGGAGTTCGCCTACACAACGTGTACGGAGCGCAACCGCGTCAAGGAACTCTTCTTCACACACTTCTCAACAATGAGAGTGTCACGCTCTACAACAGCGGAGCGAACATCAGGTGCTTCACCTTTATAGATGACATCGTGGAAGGCCTCATCAGGGCCTCCATGAGCAATGAGAGTCTCCTCAACTGCGTGAACGAGGAACCGATGACGATTCTCGACTTCGCCAAGAAGGTTCAGCGCCTGCAGATGGAGCACTATATGAGACCTGTAAGGCTCGTGGTTGTACCCGAGAAGCGGGAGCACGACAACCCCGAGCAGATAGTAAACAACGACATCCCGACCATCAGACTGCGCTACAGGTCTGTTGACGAGGGCTTGAAACTCTGCTTCGATGAGAAAGAGGAGTAAGATAGTCCGCATGGATGAATGGGACGAGGAGCCCGTGGAGAGCATCAGGAAGCCGAAATGCCACCTATGCGACTTCACGGACGCTCTGCGTCTGCACGCCAAGAACGATTTCCTATACTACTCCCTGTTCAGACGCACAAAGGAGGGAGTTGATTTCGACACCATCAAGCGTAGCGAGGATCACGGTCGCCTCATGGCGGCGTGTGCGTGCAAGCTCATCGACCGTCTATTGTTCTCGATGGAGGGCTGGTGTATCATCACCTCTCCCAGACGCAGACACTTTGAAGGATTCAATTTTTCCGAGTTCGTGAGCGGGTTAATATCTGATACAAAGCACATACCCTTCTACCAAGGTGCAGTGCAATGTGTCACCAAAGACAGACTCAACCCTGAGTTTCATCTTCTGAGAGAGATACCAGAAAAGAAGGTACTAGTATTTGATGACATCATCACAACAGGAAAAACGCTCTCAGCTACAAGAAACCTGCTTACCGACAAAGAACAGGTGATTTGCATCGTAGGCATCTATAACAACTAACATACATGGCAAAAGAAAAGAGAAAACAGAAGAACACCATAGCAGAGGACACGCTTACTGCGAAGCAAGAAGCCTTCTGCCGATACTACGTTGACACCGGAAACGCAACGGAAGCGTACCGTATGGCCTACGATACCTCCAAGATGAAACAGGAGACCATTTGGTCCAATGCAAGCAGGCTCCTCGCAAGTAGCAAGGTTTCAGCAAGGATAAATGAGATTCGCCAAGAGTACGCAGAGCGCTCTAAGGTCGATAGGGAGAAGGTTGAGAAGGTGCTTATGGATATCATTCAAGTTGACCCGTCGGAGATGTACACCTACGATAAGAACACGGGTAAGCTGAGGATAAAGTCTCCCTCTCAGATGCCTAAGCATATACGACGTGCGTTGAAGAGCATCAAGAACAATAAGGGTGTTATTTCCTATGAGTTCAACGGCAAGACAGAAGCCGCCCGTCTGCTTGGTGCCTGGAACGGATGGAACGCTCCCACACAGATAGACCTTGGCGGCAAGGTGAAGCAGGAAATAAGGATAGGCTTTGACGATGAAGACGAATAGCCCATGGTCGTAAATTACAAGAAACTCAACCCGAACGGATTCTATTGTCTCCAGTTCTTCAACGATGAGACGATTCGCTTCATTGTGTTGTATGGTGGCTCATCTTCCGGCAAGAGTTATAGTGTAGCCCAGACGATACTCATACAGACCTTGTACGACGGCGAGAACACACTGGTCATGCGTAAGGTCGGTGCTTCCATTCTCAAGACCATCTATGAGGACTACAAGGTGTCGGCTAAAGGGCTTTGCATAGATAAGCTATTCCGTTTCACACAGAACAGCATCAGGTGCATATACAATGGGGCCAAGATAGACTTCAGCGGCCTTGATGACCCTGAGAAGATAAAGGGTATTTCCAACTATAAGCGTGTGCAGCTGGAAGAGTTCTCCGAGTTTGAGCACACCGACTTCAAGCAGATACGAAAGCGTCTGCGTGGTAAGCGAGGCCAGCAGATCATCATGACGTTCAACCCTATCAGCGAGACGCACTGGATTAAGAAGGACTATCTTGACAGGGAGAAGCTGCACGAGATACCCATGAAGGTTGTCATAGGTGGCAAGGAGATTCCCGAAAGCCTTACACAGGTGAAGAGGTTGCTGATGAATGAGCCAAAGAGCGTGCTGAATGTCCGCACAAAGGAGATAGAGCAGCACCCATCCGATACCGTAGTCATACAGAGCACCTACCTCAACAACTTCTGGGTCGTAGGCTCCCCTGATGGTAAGTATGGCTTCTATGATGAGCAATGTATCGCCGACTTTGAGAAAGACCGATTAGAAGATCCTGACTATTACAACGTGTACGCCCTTGGAGAGTGGGGAATCCTGCGCACAGGCAGCGAGTTCTTCGGCAGCTTCAATAAGGGTAGGCACATGAAGGCTGTTTCGTACAATGAGAGCCTGCCTATACACCTTTCCATAGACTCCAACGTATTACCCTATATCAGTATCTCATATTGGCAGATAGACTTCGACAACGGCAAGCACCTTTGGCAGTTCAGCGAGACGGCTGCTGAGAACCCAAACAACACTGTCAGGAGGGCTGCAAAGCTGGTTATAGAGAGGTTGCACAAGATGAACTACACGGGCAAGGTGTATCTTCATGGTGATGCCAGTACGAAGTCGGCCAACAATATTGACGATGAGAAGAGGTCGTTTCATGACTTGTTCATCTCTACCCTCAACGAGAAGGGCGTGGAAGTGGAGGACGTTATCGCTAACAGCAATCCGAGTGTAAGCATGAGCGGTGAGTTTATCAACGCCGTCTTCGAGGGCTCTATCCCTGGGCTATCCATTACAATCGGGGACAGTTGCCGTGTTTCCATGGAAGATTACCAGTCCGTGCAGAAGGATGCCAATGGCGGTATTCTCAAGACGAGGGTGAAGAACAAGATGACAATGCAGACGTATGAGGAACACGGCCACTTCTCTGATACATTCCGTTATGTTGTGTGCGACCTGATGAAGGAAGAGTTCATAGCGTTCTCCAATAAGCGCAAAAGGAACCTCTACGCAAGGGATGGCTTCGTCACCTTCTACAACCCGTCAGGAGAGTACAAATACAGCGATTCGCTATGTTATGTCATGCCGAATGTGGGTGGCGTGTTCCTGATGATCTACGGCAGGAAGTGCGGAGAGCTGTGGCACGTTGTCGATGTTGTCTATACTGACTCTGTTTCTACCGAGAATATGAAAGCGGCCATCGAGGCGCGTGATACTGCCAACGTTGTCATAGAGTGCAGCGATGCCTACTACCCCTTTGTACGTGAGATGAGAGAGTCCAGCAGCAAGGAGATAAGGGTCATTAAGGAGTTTACGGACATTGACAGCCGTATAGCTGCCACGTCCGACTATGTGAGAAGCCTCATCAGATTCAACGAAGCCGAGGCGAGCGATAATGTAGATTATGGAAAATTTCTCTCCAGCCTGTTTGACTATAACAAAGACAGCCAAAACAAGGATGCGAGCGCTATTCTGAGTGGTTTTATACAGTATGTAGTGAAGCAAAGATGAAAACGAGATTTTCGCATATTGAAAAACGAATGTTGTTTTTGCTTACCTTTGCGCCAAAGTTTAAAAGAAATGAATCTCAATTTCTCGTTTAAGTACCCGTTTATCAGGAAGTCCGAAAGCCTTCCCGATAATAACATGATACAGCTCCCGCCGGAGTTGGGAGGTGAGAAGATTGCGAAGTATTCGCCGCGATACTTTGAGTTGAACGTCCTCCCTTACTTCTGCGGGGAGAACTACATGCAGCTGTTTGAGAGCGTCCCAGAGGTGTTCTTTCCTATTAACTACATCGCCAGCCGCATAGCAGGTGCGACATTTGAGATTAAGCGTGTCAAGGATGACAGCATCGTCTATTACCGCAAGGAGTTTAACAAGCTTCTCGATCAGCCGAACTGCCTGATGAAGTTCCGGGAACTTGTGTATCTTCATTTCGTATATAAGCTGGCCACTGGCAACGCCTTCATGCGCGCCGCCATGGGAGAGGGCGCAAACACCGACCGCCGATGGAGATGGTGCGACAACTTCTGGGAGATGCCTGCCGACCACATGCAGGTGATTCCTAATCGAGATATGTCTCAGATGTTCGGGCTGGCCAGCAAGGAAGAGCTCATCAAGGCTTACCGTCTCGGTATGGGCATGATGATATACGCAGACATAGACCCTAACGAGATATGGCACGACAGAGACGGCAGGCCTTCGTTTTATGCCGACTCCCGTTTCATGATGAGCAAGAGCAGGCTCGCAAGCCAGCAGAAAGCTATCAGCAACCTCATTGCGGTCTATCAGGCCCGTAACCTCATCTACGTGAAACAGGGAGGCCTGGGTTTCATCATCTCCAAGAAGCAAGACCCTACGGGCACAATAGCCCTCACAGAGAAAGAGAAGGAATCCCTGATAAAGCAACACGATGCCAAATACGGCATCACTGGCGACAGACTGCCTTACGGCATCAGCGATGTGCCTATTGACTTTGTGAGGACGAACCTCTCCATCTCTGAGTTGCAGCCCTTCGATGAGAACTTGCAGGACGCTATTACGATAGCCGGAGCCTACGGCATACCGAGCGTACTTGTTCCCCGTAAGGACCAAAGCACATTCAGCAACCAGTCAACAGCCGAGAAGACCGTCTATTGTTCTGAGATTATTCCTCTCACGAAACGTTTCTGTCAGGACTTGACATCATTCCTCGGACTGGAGCAAGACGGGTACTACCTTGACTGCTGTTTCAAGGACGTTGACTGTCTGCAGGACGGCCTCAAGGATGCCGAAGAGGTCAAGAAGCTTCTTAATGACCGCTGCAAGATGCAATTCCTCAGCGGCGTCATTACCATCAATGACTGGCGTGCGCAAATCTGCGAAGAGAAGCTTGAAGGCGAAGTATTCGATAAGGTCATATTCAACATGACCGACGAAGAAATATTTTTTATCAATAGAGTTTTTAACATCAAAAAAAGTGAGAATGATGAAAGAAGAAATCAAGCGCCTACAGTACAAGACCAAGGCGAATGACGTTGATGATGAGAAGGGTATCGTTACCGTTGCGGTGAACGGTATCGGTGTCAAGGACTCGCAAGATGACATCTCTATGCCGGGGTCGTTCAACAAGACCCTGAAAGAGAATATCGGAAGGATGCGATGGTTCTTGAACCACCGTACCGACCAGCTCCTGGGAGTACCCCTTGAAGGAAAGGAGGCAGATGGCAATCTGATTATGACGGGCCAGCTGAACCTTGACAAAGAGATTGGCCGCGACATCCTTGCCGACTACAAGCTGTTTGCAGCGAACGGAAGGACGTTGGAGCACTCCATCGGTGTGCGTGCCATGAAGCGTGACGAACAGGACAAACGTAAGGTCTTGGAGTGGAAGATGTATGAGTATAGCACCCTGACCCATTGGGGCAGCAACCCTCAGACATTCCTTGTAGGCATCAAGTCAGCGACGGCAGACCAAGTGAGAGAAGCCTGTGACTTCATCCGCAAAGCGTTCCTGCAACACGGATATACCGACGAACGTCTAAAATCCTATGATATGGAACTCAATCTGCTTTTGAAGAGCCTCAACGGAGGCGTTATTGTGACATGCCCCTGCTGTGGGCACCAGTTTGACTACGAGAGTATGCCTGAGCACACTTTCAGTCAGCAAGTGATAGACCTTGCCGCTCAGTTCCAGCGATGGATCACGGAGGACATTGTACGTCAAGAGATGGAGAAGCTTACCCCCGAGATTCGGGAGCAGGTGACAGCCGTCCTCGACATCGTTCTCTCCAAGAGCGGGAAGCCCGAATTTGAGATGAAGGGCTTGACAGACATCATGAGTTTTGTCCGCTGCCCTCACTGTTATTCCAGAGTTTACAAATCCAATACAATAATTCAGGACGCGAGTACTACGGCACCCACTACTGCAAACCCTGAGCCGTCAGTGGACACTCAGAAAGAAGGTGAGCAGGGCTCCCAAGAGGATGCCGTGAAGGAAGAAGCCGCCAAGAGCACTTTGCCCGACTTTGCCACGCTGAACGGTATTTTTAACTAACATCAAATTTCAACGCAATGAAAAAGAATTTCGTTACTGTTGCTGATTTGCAACTGAAGCTGGACAACCTGCCCGACGAGCAGAAGTCCTTCATGAACAACATCGCACAGCTCATGTGCGACACCATCAACAAGAGCCGCGAAGGAGAGCTCAGTCCCGAAGATGTCGAAGAGAAGTTCAAAGGCATCAACGAGACCCTGAAATCCTACGATGCCGAGAAGTTCTCTCAGCTTATCAAGGACAACGAAGAGCTCTGCACGCAGGTGAAGCAGCTCGGCGAGACCGTCAAGAAGCTGAAGGAGAAAGGACTCTCCATGGAGGTTATCAACAAGTTCGACGAGAAGATTGCCGCAATGCTCGATAGCGAGAAGTTCAAGGAGTTTGCCAGCGGCAAGATTCGCCAGTCTGGTGCCTTTGACGGCTTCTCTCTGAAAGAGGTCAGCATGGCCGCTAACTACAGCGGTGACAACCTCATCACCCAGCAGACCAGCCGCATTGTCGCAGAGGTCAGCAACAAGAAGCTGCACATGCGCAACGTCGTTGCCACCCTGCAGGGCGACCCCGAGTACCCGCAGCTGGCCTACGCGCAGATCTACGCCTTCGACCGCAACGCCGCCATGGTGTCCGAGAACGGTACTCTGCCCGAGTCTTCGTTCAAGGTCAAGGAGCTCACAGAGAGCACCAAGCGTCTTGGTACCCATATCAAGATTAGCAAGCGTATGTTGAAGAGCCGTGTGTATCTCCGCTCCTTCATCCTCAATCATCTGCCCGAGGCCGTGCTCATGCAGGAGGACTTCCAGATGCTGTTTGGCGACGGCAACGGCGAGAACCTCAAGGGTATCACCGAGTACACCGGCGTAACCTCCATCGAGGCTATCATCGGCACAGCCGTAACAACGGGTGCAGCAGGTAGCATCACTGCTGTAGCTTCCTACAACGGCGGTGCAGACACCGTTATCAAGCTTGCAGCTCCAGACGACAAGATTCTGGACGGCATGACGATTACCGTTGCGGGTGCAACCGTCAACACCGGTGCAAACGGAACCTTCCCCGTGAAGAAGCTGAACGACAAGGAGATTGTCCTGACTGGTGCAGCCTACACCGGCGCAGAGTCTTCCATTGCCGCTATGACTTACACCGTCAAGCACGCAGGCTTCAAGAGCGTAGAAGACCCCAACAGCGGAGATGCTATCCGCACGGCCTTTGCTGTGATGAACTACGCTCAGTTCAGCGCAAACACCATCATCCTGAACCCCATCACGGTGAACGCTATCGCCAGCGAGAAGGATTCTCTCGGCCGCAATCTCGGTCTCATCGAGAACCGCAATGGCGTGAACTACGTTGGCGGTAAGCCCATCGTCGAGTACACCGGCATTCCTGCTGGCAAATATATTCTCGGCGACTTCGTGAACGGTGCCAACCTCGTTGACTACACAGCCATGAGTCTCGAGTGGGCCGAGGATGTGGACACCAAGCTGACCAACCAGATTGTGCTCATCGCTCAGGAGGAGGTCATCTTCCCCGTGTTCATGCCTTGGGCATTCGCTTATGGCGACTTGGCAAGCCTCATCACAGCTATCACCAAAGCCTAAACGTGAGTGTTATGAAAGTTATTCTCGAAGGTGAGGAGCGTATTGTCAAGACCATCTGCCGAGAGAACAGGGTAAGAGTAAGCAGGGGACAGGTTTCATTCTCCCCTGCCGACTCAATCCCTACTCCAGAGGGTGTAACCGAAGAGGACGTTAAGAACATGGTTGAGGCTATCGAGCTGAGAGATGCCCGAATTGACGAACTCATGAATGAGAACGAAATCTTGAAGGCCACACTTGCAGAGAATGAAGACACCAAGGACGCTCCCGAAACTCCCGACACCAAGGGTGACGGCGAGAGTGAAGAGACAGGCGGTGAAGGTGACAACACTGACACCAAGGAAGGTGAAGAGACCGACACTACTCAGGCTCCCGAAGGGGACACCAAGGACGCTCCCGAAGGGGACACCAAGGACGTAGAAGAGGCCCCCGACACCAAAGGCAAGAAAAGTTCAAAGAAGTAAAGACATGCTAATCGATGTAACATCTTTCACAAGCGGTCCTCGTCAGATCGAGAACGCAGCAGTACCTCAGAAGACGGCCAACCATATTGCCGTGGCCGAGCGTATCAACGGCTACATAGACTTCTATCAGACCGACTTTCTGAAACATGCCGTAGGCCCACAGCTATGCTCCGACATAGATGCCTACAGTCGCGTTGAGCATCATACACAGGAAGAGACTCCTGCCGAGGAGAACAGCAACGGCGAGCAAGTCGTGTATGAGGAGCCAAACGAAAGGATGGAAAGCCTCATCTCACTACTGCGCGAGCCGTTCGCGGAGTACGTCTTCTTCTATATGCTCCGAGACATGAACGCCCTACCGACCATAACAGGACTTGTCCAGCTTAAATGCGCCAATTCCTACGTAAGCCCTTTGGAAAAAGGTGTGCAAGCCTGGAACCGCATGGTAGAAGGATTGGAACTCTTCGGCCGGGAGGTGAAAGGACTGGGCGTGGAAGGTGTTACCATCGATAAGAACATGCTGACGTATCTCAACACTTTCAATCTGTAGTGACATGCAACAGCAGAACATCATAGACCTGCTTCAAGGTATCGTAGCATCGTTGTCGTGCAACACCACCGTCCGCATGACTTCGAGCTATGACCGTGAGGAGCGCGAGGTAAAGCCTACCATCACCTACATCTTCGGCGACGCTCAGTACATCAAGGACCAGCTTGACGAGTATAGCAAGGTGACGAGTGTAGAGAAGCTGCCCCTCATTGCCCTGTTTACACCCGTCAAGGAGAAGAGAGGGCTTGCAGACATCGCTTCCGAGGCTAAGGTCTCTTTGCTCATCGCCTGCAGCAGCCGTAAGGAGTGGAACAACGAGGAGCGTAAGGCCTATTCCTTCGAGAACATCTTGCGCCCCATCTACGACGCCTTCATGGATGCCCTAAAGAAACACCCTCAGATTGAGAAGAGCTATGACGGCAGCTTCCCACATGTCTATTCCGAGAACTACAGCTATGGCAGATACGGAGCCTACACCGCATCAGGAGAGGCGGTAAGTGAGCCTATAGATGCCATTAACATCAGCGATTTACTTATTACAATCAAACAACAAATTTGTAAACGATATGAGACAAATTCGTAACTGCAACGGTATCAGCCTTGCAACTGGCAAGAGTGGTTGCCAGATTGATTTCGGCAAAATCAAGGCCGTAATCCTCGTTGCTCACGGTGAGAACCTGGGCAGTTCCTTCAGCAAGGGCGTGTTCGAGACGAAGTGTCACGCAGACGCTCCTAACCGTATCTACCCCATCAAGACCATCGTCGAGTACGCCAAGAACGGCGGCGAGCCTCAGACGAGCGCTGTGGGCTATGGCGGCACCGGTGTGACGGGCGTCAGCGCTCGGACCGACACATTCACGCTGGATAAGCACAGCGAGCACCTGGCAGCCAGCCTCTCCAAGTGCATGAACAAGCGTTTCGACGCCTACTATGTTGATGAGAACAACCTGCTCATCGGCCTCAACAACGGCACCGAAGTTCTGGCAGGTATTCCCCTGAGCACCGTGTACCCGAATGTGACACCTCACCCCACATCGAGCGCAAAGGCCACCATGACGGTCTCCTGCTGCATCGAGGATGCCCGTGCCGCCATCGAGAACTTCGACTATGTGCAGCTTGACTTCAACCCGCTGGATGAGCTGGAAGGCCTCATCCCCGTTGACCTTGTAGAGGTCGAGTCCGGCAAGTACAAGCTCATCGAGACCATCGGTGGCTACGACCGCACGGCCGAGTTCGGTGCCGCCCTTGCCAGCGGTGCCGCCACCGTTATCAACGGCATCACAACGGCCACGTATGCCAACGGCCTGCTCACTCTGACCGCAAGCCAGAACGCTACGCCCAGTCTGAAAGACCCGAGCGTGCTTCTCACCAACCACATTGCGGGCATCGAGTGGAACAAGACCGTGAAGCTCCCTTCTGCTTAAACTGAACAGCCATGATCTTAGAAGGTGTAACATTCGTTGAGCAGGCTATCAAGCACATGAAGAAGCAAGACTTCATCGAGGCTCACAAAGATGTGTTGTGGTTGGATCGTGAACCCAAGGAGCGTGTGAAGATGCTCTCCGACGTTTACGACGCTATCACGGAAGAAACAGAGTAGTTTACTGAGGGCTGGGCAGTCAAAGAGTCCAGCCCTCTTAATTTAAGCGCCATGGCAGATTTCGACAGACTGGAAAGCGTTATAGAAGCTATCAAAGACGGGCTGAAGGACAGCATCCTTGAATGTCTTGAAGAGAAGCGTGACATCATCACGTCCAGCATTACCGAACAGCTATACAGCGGTATTGATGGCGAAGGTGAATATCTCAGCCCCACATACGATGACGACCCGTACTTCAACGAGTTCGGACCATGGCACGGTGCCAGCTATGCCTACAAGAAATGGAAGGAGAAGATTACGCCTCCCATGCCCAGCGCGACACTCAACCTGCCGCCGAGACCCATAGCTGTGCCGAACCTATTCATCACGGGTACCTTTCACGACTCCATCAAGGCCGCAAGGGTCGGCGATGTAGTGAGGGTATATACCAGCGGCTTCCGCGACGGTCCTCTCATCGAGAAGAAATACGGCGAAGCCATCTTCAAGCTCACGGATGATGCCAGGGAGTATTTCAACATCTACGCCCTGCGTCCGTGGATAAACGACTTTATCAGGAATTGCGGTTACAGATGAGTTGCAGTTGCATACACAAGAAACTAATGAGCGAGCAAGACCGTGTCAGCGAGCTTGCCCGTAAGTGTGCCATCATGGAGCAGAAAATGGTGGCCGTATATAAGAAGGCAGACGGCACGTTCTCCTTTGCCCCTGTCGGTGAAGAGATAAAAGGAGAGATAGTAGAATACAGACATTATCTATAACAATATGGCAGACATCAGAATCACCGACCTTGTCGATGAGAAGGTCTTTGAAGAACTTGAAAAGCTTGCAGAGAATATCAAGAACGTCAAGCAGCAGTACATCGATGCGGCCAACGAACTTGCGAAGGGCCTCAACATGAAGATCAGCACGTCCGACGACATCGAGAAGTTCAACAAAGCCGTTGAGGAGAGCGGCAAGAAGGCTCAGGAAGCCACAGAGCAGCTGAGTTCATCTATAGAGCGGCAGCGTACCATCATAGGCCAGACAACGAACACTATCAGCCGTGAGTTGGCAGAGTTGGAGAAGGAGAACAAAGAGAAGCGTGCTGCCTTCGAGCAGGACAAAAGCGCCATAGACCTTGCCGAGAGGCTGATTGGTAGCCGCCAGAACAACCTCATCGCCCTTGCGCGTATGCAGGGAGAGTTGAAGCAGGTCACAGAGGCTCAGAAAGCCCTTGATGCTGCCGTCAAGAGCGGCACCGTCAGCGAACAGGATGCAGTCGGAAAGCGAGCGAAACTACTTGAACAACAAAGAGACCTGAAGGCAGGCATTAAGGATCTGAATCTCGTCCTTACCAATCAGGAGAAGCAGATGCAGGCGAGCGACGGCTCCTATCAGAAGATGTCTCTGCAACTGGAGTTCCTGAAGAAAGCCTATAAGGGTCTGAGTGATGAAGAGAAGGAGAGCGATATCGGTAAGCGTTTAGGCGAAGAGATAGGCAACCTTGATGCCCATCTGAAAGACCTTGCCGCCGACATGGGAGAGTTTCAGAGGAACACGGGTAACTACGCCATCGCCAATCAATCCGTAAAGACAGAGCTCAGAGAACTTGTGCAGGAGATAGCATTGCTTACCATCCAATACAGAAACATGAGCGAGGAAGAAAAGAACTCTGCTCAGGGCCAAGAGCTGGAACAGAAGATGAACAGCATGAAGGAACGTGCTTCTGAGTTGAAGGATGCAATCGGAGATGTGAATAGAGAAATCCAGTCGGGTGCCAACGATACGAAGAACTTCAGCGCTATCAGTGAGGGCATCAATATGCTTATCAGTGGCGTTGGAGGTCTCACTGCTGCGTCTCACGCTTTAGGCATCGGTGAGAAGGACCTGATAAAGATACAAACCACATTGCAGGCGAGCCTTGCTGCCAGCAACGCACTCACCAAAGCACAGAACGCGCTACAGGCTGAAAGCAACCTCATGAAGGGCGTTGCAAGAGTGCAGGAGGCCGCTCATGCTACAGCCATCAAGCTAAAGACAGTTGCTGAGGGAGAGGGTATCATCGTCACCAAGGCCGCGACCATTGCTCAGGCAGCTTTCAATAAGGTTGCCATGATGAACCCTTATGTATTGTTGGCTACCGGCATCGGTCTTCTCGTTGCCGCTATCGTCGGCTTCACGTCTGCCACCAAGAGGGAGACCGAGGAGCAGAAGAAAGCCCGTGAGGAGATGGAGAAGAGCAAGAAGGAGTATGAGGAGATGATGGATGTCACCAAGCGCCTGCAGGATGCGAGGGCTAAGGGTATTGAGTCCTGTTCTGATGAGATAGCGAAACTACAGTTGTTGTATTACGCCGCAACAGACACCACCCGTTCTGTGGAAGAAAGGAGGCTCGCAACAGAGAAGATGCAGAAACTGTACCCTGATTATCTAGGCAACCTTAAAACAGAAGCTATCATGGCTGGGAACGCCAAAGATGCTTATGAAGAGTTGAGCGCCGCTATTATAAACAAAGCTATTGTTGAAGCCAAACAAAAAGACTTGGCAGAGTATGCTGAAAAAGCCTATAAAAGCCTTAAGGAAGTGGCCGAAGCACAACAGGAACTTGATACAATGGTGCGCAATGATAAGATAGCAGAATTTATAGCAGAAGGATTAAAGAAAGAAGAAGATGTTAGGCAACAGCACGGGAAAACAATAATTGGCATTGAAGAATACGAGATTAGAGAAAGTCATAGGAGACAAAAAGAAGGATTTGAAAAACAACGTGCTCAAAGGAAAGCCGAACTCGAGCAAAAGATTAAGGATGCCAAGCAAAACGCCGAAGATTACAGAAAGGCGATGGAAGAAATAGACAAGAGCGTCGATATAAGCGTTCTCCTAAAAGATGTTGGCGGCAAAGATAGCAAGTCCTCTGGCTCCGATAAGAAAGAAAAGGAAACGGCCACCAAGACCTATGAGGAGATTAAGGAGGTTATTTTGGAATACACGCAGGAGATCATCGCGGAGCGTATCGCCCTCACCGAGGAAGGTAGTCAAGAGGAATACGACCTCACTCTCCAGTACATCCAAGCCGAGCAGGAACTACGGCTCATCGAGATTGAGAAGTCCTACGCCAAGGAGAAGAAAGCCCTTGATGAGGCCCTGAAGAATAAGACCGTCTCACAAGAGCAGTACAACACCTCCATCAAGCAGCTCGAAGAGACGCGTGCCACCCAGAGCGCCCTTGCTGAACAGAAAGCGACCAAGGCCAAGGAGGATGCCCAAAAGAAGTACACGG